GCACGTTTACCAACATGTTAAGGGTCATTTAAAGGATAATCGTAAACATCGCTTGTGGAAGGGTGTAGACCACTCTGATACAGATTATGATGATCAACCATGGGAGCAAGAAGCACATCGCATGGAAGACATTCTTTATCAACAGCACATTAATTTTTTATCATGAAAACTACTACAAAAACTGAATTCATTTGTGTTAAGCCCAGATCCAAAGTAGCATCTGATAGGTTCTACAATAAGATGGATAATCTTCATTCATGTAAAGTGGAAGAGCGTAAGAATGGTAGAGTATATCTCAAATCCATTTCAGGACGTTATCTATTCTCCATCCCAGAAAGTGGTGATGATCATTGGGAAATTATTAAATGAGTAAATATATTAGTTATAATTGAATTATGAAAGACCAAAACGTAGTTAGATATGATGATGATTCTCATGAAGAGAAGTGGAAGAGAGCACATAGTTTATACATTGAATCTATTTTAAAACCAGATAATGAGTTACGTTCTTGTGCTCATAATCAGAAGTGTTATAATGAATTGATGGGTATTCGTGAAGAAGTATTGAATTATGTAAAAGGAATGTTGTGGCATTAATGTATGAGTAGAAATGCATATTTGAGATATGTATCACTTTTGTCTTCAAACGCACACAAAAATGCTAAATAGTAGTAGAATATGGAGGGTGAAATGCATTGAAACTCTTTTGTTATATTGTCGTTTAGTGTTTGGAGAGTATTATGCACAACCTTATATCGTCTAATCAATTAGCAGGATGGAATAATATAGATATACCCGATCAAAGTTCTAAAAAAGAGCAATCGGAGTTAGTTAACGACTATTTTGACTGCTTAATTGATTGTGATGAGGATCAATCAAGTTGTAAACGTATATGTAAGGAGATATTAAATTAACAATTGAATATAAGTTAGCTCTATAACCCTTGACATTTTTTGTTGAGGGTTTTATACTATGTGTATATAATTTAAATACATGAGTAAAAAATCATTTACTAAAGAAAAGAAAGGTCGTGAAGAAGAGTGGACTTGGGAAGAAACTCCTGAAGTAACAGAAGCACTTAAAAAATTACATAGACCATTAGATACAAAAAAGGTTAGTGAAGAAGATACTTTAAAGAACTATACTTTGGGGGATAAGTGATGAGTATTATAAGTGATAATCTTCGGTATCAACCTCCATTTAATGATGTATTAGATGAAGTTGATCATTTAAGAGATAGGTGTGAAGAATTGGAGAATGAAAATGTTCGTATTCATAAACTCCTTGAGTCACTTGATGAGCGTATTAACATCCTCGTGAATGAATCCTCTTGACATTTGTGCTATAATAAATAAATTGACTTGTGAGGGTTCTTACCTATTATGTCCTATTCTATTACTCTACGTTCACCTGATGGTACTGAAAATGTAGTTGAGTGTGAAAGTGATCAATATATTTTAGATGCTGCTGACGAAGCAGGTGTAGAGATTAATTATTCTTGTCGTGCGGGTGCTTGTTCTTCTTGTGCTGGTAAGATTGTAGAAGGAACAGCAGATCAATCAGAACAATCATTTCTTGATGATAAGCAACTTGAAGAAAAGTTTATTTTAACATGTGTTGCATATCCAGAATCCGATATGGTAATCGAAACAGAACAGGAGGAACATCTTTACGCTTAATGAAGGATAAGAAAGCAGCAAAGAAGATTATTAGACTTGCTAAAGAACATCCGGGATGGTATACTATAGAGGATGTTCTTTATGCTAAAAATGTTAAAAGACGTATTAAGCAAGCAAAGAAAGAAGCAAAAGGTGAATTGAGTCATGAACAACAAAGAACAGAAGATTGAATCTCTTGGGCACTTGGAAGCATGGTTAAATGATGCGTTACAATCTGGTGCAACATCAAAAGAGGTGTATGATACAATCTCAAATACAATTAAGGATGAGATTAGGTATCATGAGAAATGTCTTAAGCGTTCTCAAGAATTATTGTTAATGGTTAAGGGTAGAGTTACTGCATTGGATGATAATGTACCTTCTCAACTTTTCACATCAAGTAAGGTAACTGAAGCAGTAACTGAAAATGATTGGAATGATTTCTGGAAAGGAGATACTTCCGATGAATTGTTTGATGCAGCACTCCAAAAAGAGGGCTATGAATATACACCAACTTACCCAGATAGATATTAATTATGACACTATCAACACAGACATTAGAACCATTAGAAGAAGCACAAGGACATATTCGTACAGCACTTAAGTCTGCTGCCGTGAATGAAAAACCTATTGTAGTACATCAACTTGCTAAACTTCTTATGGATATTGAACACTGCAAGGATTTTGATCATATTATGGATTTAATGGAGAACCACAAACCAGAGAGTTAAGAAGTATTACTACACTATAAAGACAATATTAAAAACCATTGATTTTCGTATAGATAATGTTAGAATGTCCGTATTCCAACACAAAAACTATGATTAATTTAGACGAACGCTACCAATCTTACTTAAATGGTAGTAAGAAGATGCGGATTGATGGTGTTAATGAAAGAGTTAGGGGTTATGGTTGGCATGATAATGGGAAGGAAGTTGTTGGATATTATGTGACAACAGAGAATTATCAACTATATTATAATTTGGACGAACAATTTTTAAGAATGGAAGCATTGGCAGAATTGGTGGCATTATAATAAAGGGGGGACATCTAAATTGTTTGTATAGTATGTCCTTTACATTGATGAGTAAAAGTGTTATGATGAATAAAGCGGAGATGATTCGTTATGAACTCTAAAGACCTTGAAGAAATGGATGTTGTTGAATTTGAACATTTTTTAGAAGAATGTGAAAAAGAAGCATCTATCCTTCAAATCCCAGTAGATTATTACATTGCGGAGTTTCTGTGATTATGATTGCTGTTCTTTCTTACCTTGGACTTATAGCAGTTCTTGCAATTTGTCTTCTTACTCTTTATGTAAAATTGTATGATCCCCATGCCTGACATGCACATTGATTATAATAAACATCTCATGCATAAGAATGTATGGAGAGTTTATGTAGAGATGCCAATGCAAAATGCACCAGCAGATGATCCAGTTTTTATGGACATTGCAGTTGATGTTATTGCACCTGATTGTGATTTAGCACATTATATTGTAGCAAGGATGTATCCTGATTATGAATCAATTAGTGTTAGAGATTCCCCCCTTTCCGCATGAAGAACCAGAGGGATATTCGTATGAAACAAGAGAGTTTAGGAGTAATGTTGCTGCTATATGGTTGCATCATCATTACGATTATATCTACAGTGGGGGTAAACCTGTTGCCACATGCTGGGGATTCTATAATTTTAAAACGAAGTGCTATTATGCGCCTATTAGCTCCACCAAGCAAGGAAATAAGGTAGAGATATCACAAACTACCCCTTATTCTGCAATGCCACGTACACTCAATCCATTGGAGACTGTATTGTATGCCTGATGATTATATACCGAAAGTAAATGACTATGTTATATGGGATAGGGGCAGATTTGATACTGATGAAGGATGGGTATATTTTGTAGATAAAGAATACATTACAATAGAAGTTGGAGTAAGACCTACACCAAAGCACTCATGTACTAATGGAAAGAGGAGATTGCATCATAATATTCATACTCTTCTTTTATGTTTCCCTGATCAATGGAAGGAATTAAAGTATATTAAATCCCGTAAATCAAAATATGATTAAGGGGGGACGCTTAAATTGTCTTCTTAGTGTAGACATTCATTAATTATGAGACCACCTGAAGTATTAAAGGAACTTAAAAGTTTGAGAGAGGCATGGCGCAAGCAATCCTTTTCTTATAGTAGAGATCAACAAGAACGTTATGATCATTTGGTTAAACTTCGTCGTGAACGTGTTTCTTCTCTTTATGCAGAAGGACGTGTTTCAAGAGGTTCTGCTAAATAATTAAAAACTATTCTCTGATGAAAACTTTCCAACAGTATCGAACTATTACTGAGGTATATGATACTACTGTTCAAGGTAGATCTTCTGTTTTTAAACCTAATGAAGGTGGGAGAGTAGGTGCGCAACGTAAGAAAACTAATCCTGAAAGGCGTAGGACTAAATCTACGGGAGGAGGGGAAACTACATCAGCTAAAGATTACAAACCCCGCTCAGATATTGGTACTCACAAACCAAGATCTGAGCGTGAGCAACAACCAACCCAAGCAAGAGGTACTGCTGGTGTGAGTGGTGCTGAGGCACAAAGGAAAGCATATAGAGAACGTAAAGCAAGAGAAAGGGGTGTTCAAGGTAAACCAAAAGACCTGGAAAAAGCAGCAGATAAGTTATTAGCGATTAAACCTAAGGAAAAGGTAGATCCAAAGTATAAACCCGTGAAATCATCTGGTCTTACTACTAAAGAGCGTAAGGCATTGTATAAGAGGGGTGAAAGAACTCTGCGTGATATTAGGTTAAAGAATCTTGGTAAAACGAAAGAAAGTGAGTTAAAGCATAAGGTTACCAGCAAATAGTATGCTATAATAAGGGGGGGACGCCTAAAGTGTCTTAATAGTGAGTTTGATTTTATTATGACATTACTTCCTTACATTGGATCAGTTATTAATTTGGGGAATTCGTTTTCTCAAGCAACCAGACCACGTAATGTGGGTCAAATGAGTGATTTGATACAAGAATATCGTGAATCTACTGCTTGTCCATCACAAGATGGGTGGCAATCTTTCTATGATGAACAACAAGGACTGGGTAAGATTGACGTTGCTGCTGATAAGATATGGGATTATGTGCAGAAAATTAAAGAGAATTTAGATTCACTTAATCGTGATGATGTATATAATTGGACTAAAGATTTGATCGTGAATAAAACATTTTCAGGGTTACAGGTTCAATTAGATATACTTGAAATGGTATCTGAAACTGGTGAATATAGACTTGCAACTCCAGAAGAAGAATCTAAAGGAATTGATGGTGTAGTTGATGGCAAATTTGTATCAATTAAACCACATACTTATAAGAAAACTATCGAAGCAGGTAAAGAAACGATAGAATATCCTATAATATTTTATAAGAATACAAAGAAGGGGTTAGTTGTTACTCAATGAATCAAATTATTTGTAATGATGCATTAACAGCATTAAAATCTATTGAGGATGATAGTGTTGATATTGTATTAACATCACCTCCATATAATTTTGATATGGAGTATGATGAGCATGATGATAAAGATGATGCTTACAAATATATTAATACTCTTGTAGATATTTTTAATGAGTGTAAACGTACATTGAAAGATGGTGGGCGTTTAATCATCAATATTCAACCAAACTATAAGGATTACTTTCCATCACATCATTATCTTACCACAGAGTTAGTTAATGGTGGATTAATATGGAGAGGAGAAATACTTTGGTTAAAGAATAACCTCAAGAAACTAACAGCATGGGGGAGTTATAAATCTCCATCTTGTCCTTACTTATCATATCCATTTGAGTTTATAGAAGTGTTTAGTAAAACATCAATTAAGCATGAAGGTAATAAGGAAGATATAGATATTACAAAAGATGAGTTTATCAAATATGTGAATGGTCATTGGAGTATAGCACCAGAGATTAAGATGAAAGATTATAATCATCCTGCTATGTTTCCAGAGGAGTTAGTAAGAAGATGTTTAAAATTATTCTCTTATAAAAATGATGTTGTGCTTGACCCTTTTAATGGTGCGGGAACAACAACATTAGTTGCACATCAGTTAGGTAGAAAATATATTGGAATTGATATTAGTGAGAGTTATTGTGAAACAGCAAGAGAAAGAATACTTAAATCTTGTCCCTTAGATAAGTTTATGAAATAGTTGCACTTACCACACCTGCTGTTGGTTAATAAATACGACTGAGACTCCTTTCGTGCGGTCTCTACAAAAGTCGGAACACCCAAAGACCTCCTCTTGCAGGAGGTCTTTTTTTATGCTATACTTTTGAAGTCCTTCGACACATATTATACACATGACATCTTTAGATCCTCTTGATGAGGCAGAATTTATTACAGATCAATACTTATACTATGCGATTAAAAGTGTTGATGCTAGACTTGGTGAGGGTTATGCAAAAAAGAATCCTCAGTTAGTATCTACTATGGTGTCTCTTATCGCACTTGAACATAAGGAGGAATATAACCATTCTTTTGAGGATTAAATTTTTATATGACTTCCTCTTGCAGGAGGTCTTTTTTTATGTCTTAAAATCTTCACATTAGTTGGTAACAACAAATGCAGAAATGCTCATGGCCAACAATCTAAGTAAGAATATCAGCAATTCTGGACATAATATTGTATCAACACCTACAAAAGTGTATCACTATGATACACTTTTTTCTATATAATTATGTAATCT